GGTCAGCTCACTGACGTTGAACGGGTCGAACAGCAGGTCGTAGAACTGCTCGCCCTCCATTAGCTCAGTGATAGCTGCCTCGATGAGTTCAGAGGAGGTCAGAATGTCCTTGACGGAGAGGTCTGCAAGGTCATCGAAATAAGAGTTAGAAGTGCTCATTTAACGCGCCTCCTTTAGGCTGCTACGGCCGATGCCGCGGCATGCGGCAGGCCGTTGAGTACGGTCAGGGTCTTTTTGTTTTCGGTGGCGCGTACGGCGACGCCTACCTGCACGGTGCCGGACGCGGAGACCTTGCCATCCGCTGCGGCATACACTGCGGCGCCGGCCTTGATGGTGTCGGTGGTCTCGAGCTTTACAGCAGCAACACCGTAGTGAACTGCGAGTTCCGGCGCGCCAGCTGCTTCTGGGGCTAGGCGGCCCTTCTCAGTGACAGCGCCGAAGATTGCGCCATCAGCAGCGGCGTGGGCGATCTTGCCCTCATCGTTTACCGTCACGAGTCGGAATTGCTCAACATCGGAGGCAATCGGGAAAGTGATCGGCCCCTGGCGGAAAGTTGGGTTAGACATGCTTCGTCTCCTTCTTCTTATTCTTACGGTTGGCCGCTGCCTTAGCGCGCATGCGCTCAAGGGTGGTCATGTTCTCCATGTCACCGGAGTGGCCAAGCTCAGCCACCGGTACAGCCTTATTCTTCGGGAGTGCACCCCAAAGGCGCTCGGCGGCGACCGGGTCTGCCTTGTACGCCGCTAGTGCCTCACCACGGTGTGCGGCGGAGTAGCGACCGTCACGGATGTGTCCGTCAATCTTTGCCTCAAGCTCGCGTGCCTTGTCGGCTTCGAGCTGCGCGGCGTACTTTGCGCGGTCTGCCATGTACTCATCCCAGACAGCCTTAGGGACGGTGACAACACCATTATCAGCAGCTCCCGCCGTGCTATCGCCTGCAGACTGCTCCGCAGTATCCGCACCTTCGCCGTCATCGGAGAGGGAGCGAACCTTGAAGCTCACCGGAACCTCGGTCGTGTCATTAACCTTCACGGTGGCTTCAACAACGTCACCAACCTCAACACCAGCCGGCGCCTTCGCAGTCACCACACCAGTCGCCTCGTCAACGGTGAAGTCCCAGCCCTCAGGCACCGTGCCCGGCGCGAATGCCAAGCCCAGTCCGGTAGCGTCCATCGCCGCGTTCTGTGGCGCTGCTGGTGCTTCCCCGTCACCTGCAGCCGGCGTATCGCCGATGGTCGGCTCAACCGTTACGCGTTCGGTTGGTGCGATTGCGGTCTCATCCGGGTAGGTCACTTCTACTTCGCCGGAGACTGTTACAGTCTCATTAAAAAAGCCGGAGAGTGCGCGCTGCACATCCTCCGGCGTTTTACCAAGCTCCTTAGCGAGCTGATTAAGAATACCCACAGTATCCCCTTTCTCTTGATTTGTTTCTGGCACCGATTCCGACCGGCTACCAAGTGTCGGCGGCGGCGCCGCAGACCGGGACGAATACTTATACGACGCCATTACCCGCGCACGCCCAAGCGTCGCTGCAGGAGTACTAGACTTCGCATCCTCGATAGCGTCCACCAGCCCCGCGTCAAGTGCTTCCTGCGCGCTAAACCAGGTTTCAGCTTCCATACGCTCAAGCCACTGTTCGGTGGTGCCGCCGGTACGCTCCGCGTAAATCGCTGCGAGCTTTGTGTCCTGGCGTTCGAGGTCAGCAATCGTCTTCGATAGGTCAGTCGAATTGCCCATCTGCATGGTCCACGCCCGATGCACCATGATTTCCGCGTTAGGTCGAGCAACAACGCGGCCTCCGGCGCCCGCGGCGATGAACGACGCGGCAGACGCTGCCAAAGATTCAATGAAGATTGTTACGTCGCCCTCGTAGCCGCGCAGTGCGTTGAGGATTGCGATTCCTTCGTACACGTCGCCGCCGCCGCTGTTTAGGCGTACGGTGACAGGTTCGCCGCCTGCCTGTGAGAGTTCATCAATGACTTGGCGGGCGACAATGTCAAAGCCGACTTCGCCGTACATCAAAATGTCATTCAACTTCCCCACCCCGTTTCGCTATGTCGCGCAACAACGCCGTAACCTGGTTTTTCGTGAAAACAGCGCGCTCTTTAACAGCAACCGGTGCTTCACTTTCCCCCTCTGATTCAGGGGTTAAGGTCACGCCCATTTCTTCCTCCGCTTCACGAAGCTTCTTCTTCGCCTTTAGCGCGTCAAAAAGGTCACGCGGCGCGGGGATACGGAACGTTGAGCGAACCCAACCCTCAAGGTTTGGTTCCTTCGTCAGCACGCCCTGCGCAGCCAGCTGGGAAATATCACCCGGGGTCAAATCCTTCTGAACCTGAATACGCGTTGAGGTCACCAGCGGCAGCGTGCCGTCATACTCCGGAAAATTCAATGCCACCAGACGCGCCACGATGTACTTCGTAGCCACGTCGGCCACCAGTTCCACGTGTGACTGTTCACCCTGGATAAACTCGCCCAGCTGAACATTCGCCAACGCGTACGAGCCACCAGCACCAGTCAAATTAAGATGCGTCGCATTACAAGCAATCGCGATCTGGTCCGCGTGATACTCCATCGACGCCGGAATATCCGGCAACGAACCAGACACGCCCTCGACGGGCATATCCGCGCCCGGCGGCAGCGAATAGCCGGCGACTTCACCGGCCGCATACGACTCTGCCAGCTCCTGCCCACGCGCAATCTCCTCCTGCACCTGCGACCGGTCCGTCAACTGCGACGCCTTATACTTCGCAATACCCATACCGTTACGCTGCAAAACGAGAGAGTTGAGTCGCTGCAGTTTCATCAACTCAAGCCAATTATCACGCGCTGGTTCAAACACACTGGAGCCCTGCCACGTGTCATCCCGTCGACCACTGCGATACACCACGAGACGCTCAACAGGGATAAACACCTCACCCCGGCCCTTCACACCGCGCTGTGTGATTCCTTCCAGGCCGCCGTCGGTGGCAACGTGAATCTTGCGGATAGACAGGTTCGGACGCGGGGCAAGCTTACGCAGGTGCACCAGCCCATCCGGGCCGTACTCGTAGACCTGCTCAAAAAATGCCACACCGGTAAAAATCGAGTCCAAAGCCACGCGCAGATGCTCCGCCCAAGACACACGCCCAGCACGCTGCGCAGCAATGCCCTCCTCACCCTTCACAGGCAAAGACAAATCACCAGAAACAAGATCAACAATGTGCTTAGGCGCGCCATTCGGGTCAATACTCCACGTAGCCTGCTCAATAGGCTTACGGATAGCGTTCTCGACCTGGGCAACCTTTGCCGTAGAACGCATCTCCAGCAATTCCATCTGGCGCGTATCCCACTGCTTCGGCAAATTATCGTTCGTCCGCACTCTCCACGCCGGCACAGACGCATGACCAACCTCAGAAACCATCTGCTTCTCAGGCAACAAGAACACCTCCAATCAACTTCTTACGTTTAAACATCGGGAACGAATCAAGCGGATTCACCGGCTTCGACTCCACAGCCTTACGCTGACCAGACTCAACCCCCGCCAGCCACGTAGCCAGCCCCCAAGCCGCAAACGTCGCCGCAACAAGCTCAGAAACATCACCGGAATAACGGTCAATCGCCGGATACTTACCATCCTTAGACTTCCGCTCCACCGCCTGCTGTAACTGCGACTCCCACAAATCAGAACCATCATGGGAGACAACACCATCAACCACACCCTGGCGAAGCTCGCGGAACGCCAACGACACCTGCCCACCATTTAAAAGCACCGGCTCAATGCCAGCCTGCAGCAACTGCGCGACCATCACCGCGCCCGGCGCGCCCTTATCCAACAGCACCGCCGCCGGGTCGTACTTATCAACAAACCAACGAATTAACTCAACAGCAGAAGTAACCTCAAACGACTTCCCCACCGAATGAGCCACCAAATGCACACCACGTAGAGTCTGCCCAGCAGCTACAAACGCCACAGTCGACGAATCAGGGGATACCTCCACGCCAAGCACGCACTCCCCCACGCGCACATCCCGCGTGACAGCAAGCTCACGCCAACGCTCAAGCGGGAAAACATACTCATGCTGGGACGCGCCACGCAGATCAAACCACAACCCCCAGCCCAACATCTCAACGTCAAACCCGTTATCAGTGAGCTTGGAGCGCATCGAGCGCATCTTCTTGCCGTCCACGAGCTTCGGGAAACCGTAGGACGGGTTAGCCAGCTTATGAGTCAACGGGTCATCACGACCCATGCCCTCGGGCGCGGCAAACTCAGCGAACAGCATGCCCTCGTTATCCCCGTGCAAAGCTTGGTCACGAATCTTCGACAATTCCTCACCCTTCGGGTGATTGAACCTGTTGACGGCCGATGAGGTGTACACAGTCTGCGGGTCCTCAGCCGCCAACTGCGTCGGCGCGACAGCCTCCAACTCGCCAGACTCAAGGTTGTAAGCCTCGTCCAGGAGCAAAAGGTCAATCTCGTCGAAACCACGGCCCATGTCATTCGAGCGTGTCGAGAACTGCAGTTTGCCACCCTCGGCGGTTTCCATCTCAGCCTCACCCGCACTCGCGGTATTACGAACCAGACGCCGCGCAGCCCACGGCTTCGACTTAATCTTCTTCCAAATACGATTACGAATCGCTTTCGCCGTGCGCCACTGATGAGCAGAGAAAACAATCTGATGATGCAGAACAAACAGCCGATAGAGGATAACGACCTCAAGAATCAAAGACTTGCCGTTCTGGCGAGGGCACAACAAAACAATATCTTGATGCAGCCAACGCCCCTTTGAATCAACAGCCAGAGACCGCATAACCTGCTCCCGCTGCCACGGCATCAAAGTTACGCCAAAACGCCGCGCCAACTCCACAGCCTTCTCGCCGTGCGTGAAATCCCCACCATCAACATGAACATATTCCTGCGGCGACTGGCGCCCCTCAAGACCCGGGAACTCACTCTCAATAATCTCCCGAAACTCCGCATTGTAATCAGAGCCCCGCGAGCCCGTCTTCCTCACCATCAGAGACACCGTCACCCTGCCTCCTTTGAATCTCCGCCAACAACTGCCTAAAAACCGTCGACAACTGCCGCTGCTCAGACACCGCAGTATCCAACTTCAGCACCAATTCCCCCTCACCAGCGAAAATACGAGTCCACGTATCCTCATCACCCGACGTAATCCTGGCCAAACAGTCCAAACGGTCCTTAGCCCTGGCCGCTTCAACGATCAATGCCACCGTCGACACGTCCCAATCTCCAACCATCAACTGGTCATAAAGCCGCTGGCCACCAGGCCCAAAATCTTCCGGCATTTCCCACCTCATCAACGTCTCTTCTTAGCTGATAAACCCGTAATTTTTCGGCACCCTGAAGAAATGCCCGATAGCCAGGCCGAGGGGGGAGTCTAGGAGCTGGTCGGTCAGGATTTTAGGCACCCCGTTGTTTAGGCTGGCCAGGTGATGATGCGGCCTTTTGGCCAATCGAGTCCTTCTGTGCCTGTTGGGTTGGTGCCCTGGTGTGTGTACCAGCCAGGGCCGTGTTCTTGCCAGTGGTTGGCGATGCTGCGGTTACAGCGGCGGTGCAGGAGACGGTAAGCCAGCTGTGTCTTGTCGCCTTGGCGGTGGTCGGCTTCGAGTGGTGCTTTGTCTGGGTTGTTTTTGGGGTCGCGGTGCATGGGTTGGCCGCAGATGTCGCAGGGGGTGCCGTCTTCGAGGTTGTAGAGGAGTTGTTGGCGACGAGTTTGGTGGTTGTGGCCGTAGCCACGTTGGGTGGAGCTAGTCATCATGTGTGCTCCTTCCCTTTTTTGTTTGTGTCTTGTCCCGGTCGTGAATCGGTGTCCTGCACTCGGGGTTTGAATTTTTCCTGGTGAATAATGTGGTGAGTCAGGCGACAAGGCTTGTTAAAACGACGAAAACCCCCAACTCGTGTTGAGGGTATAACTTGTCGTCGCGTCGATTATAACACACTACCGGACAGTACAGGTCAGAAGAGTTTGGTTTCTTCGCCGGGAGCTATGATTTTCAATACTCGCAATACATAGTACTTGGACTTGGACTCCCCATTTGGAAACCGCTTCCTAACCTCTTTACGGACGATCTTGAGCCTGGTGTCAAGACTTGCCTTAAATCCCTCCTTTTCTACATAGTTGAGAAAGTTAACGTCCTCTACTCTTGCATTGAATTTTCCATCAAGAGTTCTGAAAGTCCACATCTTGTTCCGCGCACCAATATGTGGAGATTCAACACCGACTTCCATCTCAATAGTTTCTTCAAATTCTCTTTCGTCACCGTCGATACGAAAGTACCCCCGGTCGTCTTCGTGAGTGACATCAAGTTCGTTTCCTGCTGCGTCTCTGATACCCATGCGGTCGTATTTTGGGTCATCGAGTGGTGCCATGGATTGCCCTGCATACTGGATAAAGGTTGCGTCCCCGACGATGTTATAAACGACCGATGGAACGGTGGTTGAGTCTCCATCCTTCGTTGTAACCGTCGTCGTGTCGCCGTCCTTCTCGGCGGTGTGAGTTCTTCCTCCCAGCCACTTGATGAACTTGAATGCACCCGCGATGAGGCCACCTATCCCTCCCGCTGCTGCAGCTGCCTGTGCATCATCCCGGTTAAACAGTCCAACCAGTTGCCCGTAGAGATGCTCTAAGGCTGGGACAACTGCTTCCAAAGCCACTTCAAACGAGCCTGATTCAAGCGCTTTTACTCTTACATTTAAAGTGTGTGTTTCTTCGGGGTAAGCAATGCGGTAAGCAATTCTTCCCATCTCGCTGAATCCCATTAACGCCTGTGAAAGTAGGGCTGCATCGAGTTCGTGATAGTTCTCGTCCTCGCCGTCATACTTCACGCGGAATTGGGTTTCTGTGCTCATGGATAGAATCATATCGGCGTAGTCGGACTTTCTCTCCTTGTTTGACCGTGTCTTATTCGAACAACGCATTCGGAAAGTAGGTACGCCCAGTTTCCATTATCTGCCCGTCGTCTTTGAACGGTCCCTCTTTCTGCCCATTTCCGCAGCAGTTCGGGGCTTACGTTGTAGCCCTGTTGTCGGAGTTTGTAGCAGATGGTTCGAGCGGTGAGCCATACTTCCTGTGACTCTGCTACTGGCTCGGGTGGTCGTGTGCGGCGTAGGCGGTGGTTAAGCTCTCGAGCCTGGTGTTTGAGTTCGTCGAGCATGAGTGGTGCGACGTCGAGTTGACTGATGGGGCCGGCGTTCCACGCTATCCATTGGCACATGCGTGTGCCGTTGCGGCGGAAGCCGTGGGTGTAGATGTCGCCGGCGAGGGGGACGTACCTGGCGGCGTCTGTGCAGTACTCGTTGAGTAGCGCGGTGAAGTGTGCGTCGTCAGAGATGGTCCAGATGGGGAATGGTTCGCTTGGGCCTTTTTGCTGGTTGGCGCCCTGGGTTGAGGCTTCGGGGGCGGGTGGTCTTTCGTACTTGGCGTGGTCGAGTTCTTCGTAGAGTACTTGGAGTTTTTTGGCGGCGTTGGCGAGGTCTTGTTGGTCTACGGTCACTTTTTCCCTACGGGGGTTGGGGTGCCTAGCGGTGTGATGGTGATGTGTGCGCCGGGTGGCTCGTCTTTTTGGCGCGTCGTTTGAGGGCTGTGATTGCTGAGATTGTGGAGTCGTCGGTGATTATACCGGCTGTGGTGATTGCGTCATCTATGGCGCGGATTAACTTATCAAGGTCAGGTTTTACGGTGTGCCAGCCGCCTGGGTCTTTTTCTTTTTTGCGGGCGGGCATTATGAGTACGAGGTCGAGGCGGTGGGGGCCGGTGAGTGGTGGTTTGCCGTGGTGGGTGCGTTGGGCGGTTTGGGTGATTTTTGCCCGCCAGGCTTTGACGTATTTGGAGGATTCGACCATGCGGCCGCCGCCGACGTGGCGTTTGGAGCCTTGTGGGCGGGGTGTGCCGGGGACGAAGCATTGGAATTCGGGCATGGTTATCTCCAGCGGAAGGTGGGGCGTTGTTGTTTTTCGTGGCGGTATTTTTTGATTAGCGTGCGGGCTGGTCGTGGTGTGTGGAGGTTGTGGCGGTTGTGGCGTGGCTTTTTCATGACGCGTCCTTTGGGTATAAGAAATGGGCCCCGTGGTGTGCGAGGCCCTGGTGGTGATGATGGTGGTTGGGGTTTATATTTCTTCCCACTCGCTTTCCCATCGGCGGTGGGTGGGGTATCCGTCGAAGTAAAATACGTCAGTCATGCCGCCGTGGTCGCCGAGGTATTCGGCGTATTCCCATCCGCCTTGTGGTGGCTGGCCGTCTGGGTTCCATGCGCGGGGTAGGTCTGGGCGTGGAGTGCAGTCGTCGAGCCGTTCGTAGTTGGTGCCATATCGCGGGTCGAGGATTTCTTGGCGGGTGGGGTTTAGTTGTCCCATAGTGTTTCGTCCTTTTTGATGTCGTGTAGTTGTTCGTACCAGCGTTCTTGACTGTCGAAATTGTTTTCTAATTCTTCTTCGTCTGGTTCGTTCGTGTCATCGAACGGGAATGGTTTAGCCATGGTTAGTCCTTTGGGGGTTGGAGGAGTCGGGTGAGGTCGTCGAGGGTGCAGATGACCCATTGCTTTTGGGGGTCTGTTGTGCCTCGTCGTTTGGCTACGACGATGCCTACGTGGGCGTTGTCGTTGATGGCTTCTTGGTGGGCTTCTTTGGTCCATTGGGGGAGGTTGAGCTTGCCGCCATAGTCTTTGCACTCGATGGCGATGCGACGGTTGTGTGAGTCGCGGACGTTGGCGATGTCGCCTTTGTCTGCTGCGCCGGTTTTGACTCGGCGGTCTATGCGGTCGTCGAGGTTGTCTCGTAGGTGGTCGGCTATGAGGCGTTCGAATCGTGCGCCTGCTTGTTTGGCGGTGTTTCGTGTTCTGCTCAAAATGGTGGCTCTTTTCGTTTCTGACGGGTTTGGGTGTTGTTTTGGGGTGATTGCCCGTCGGTGGCGTGCTTGTCGCTCTGTGTGGCCGCTGGGCCCTGTTTTGGGCTTGTTTCGGGCTTGTGGTCACAGCGCCACGCTTTCCCACCCTCGTAGCGCATGCCGTTGGCGTCACAGAGGTCGCATTCCCGGCGCGCCTGCAATGCAGCCTCACGCTCCCGGGCCTCGTCGGCTTCGGCGTCCTCGCGGAGTTTCTGGCATTCGCGGCAATCTTCATCGACCCACTCCCCCGGCGGGATGTGAGCATGCTTCGGGCATCGAGTGCGTGCGGCGTGAGCCGCCGCTAACTCGTCCAAACTCTGGGGGGTCGATGGGGCGTTTTCGGCAGCCGCGTTAGCGGTATTTTCGGCCTGTTCCCCCTCCCCCTTCTTATTCTTATTCTTGCTAAATTTTGCTAGGGGTTTTGCTAGAGGTTTGCTAGGCGTTTGCTTAGCACTTGCTTTAGCACTTGCTTTAGCACTTGCTAGACGTTTGCTACTTTTCGCAGCGTGTGCCCTACTTTTAGCCAGCCCGCCAGCACGCCCAGCGGCCCTTCTTTTCTCCCTAATTTCTTCAATTTCAGCCCGCGTTGTCTGGTGTTTAGCGAAGTCGTGTATGAAAAAATCACCATTTTCGAGCTCCACAAGCGAGGGCGCATCGGGGTCGTTGTCTAGCAACTCCTGGCACACGTCTAGCAAATGCTTAGCACTTGCTACACGGCGGTCAATGACCCCATCGGTCTGCATCCGACACGACCACAAAATCATCTCCAAAAGCCCCAATTTCGCTTCCGGCGACAGCACCATAATTTTCGGCGACTCGAAAAAATCATGCGTAATATTCGCGTACAAACGACTATCTTTCGGCATCTTTTTCCACCTCCTTTTCTATGGATTCAAATAGGCGTATAAGCGCGTCCAGGAAATCCGGTTGGGCGCAGTGAATGTCACGGGATTCGAGGTAGGTGCGCATGTCCTCACGCCGCTGATGAGTGGTCACATGGCCACCTGCTTCAATACCCACAGCAGGGCGTAAATCGGGTGGTTAGGGTCCGCAATGGCGCCGTCTGGGGTGTAGGCCAATTCGGACAGTTTTTCGATAAAATAAACAAGCATAAACAAGGTCCTTATGTAAAAGACCCCACATGGACTATTGAGGTCCACCGCGGGGGCTAGGCAGTCGGGTCGACAAGCACAGTCGACGACGCATTCATAGCAAAGCGCCCGTCTCTAGTGGCACCATGCACCACATCTCCGACACGAGCAGCGAAAGTGATACGGTCAACTATCTTTTCCGGGTCGAACGCGGACGGGAAAAGCACCACTCTCCTGCCCTTATAGTCGGGCAGGTCAGCGGCTTTAATCGAGATGTAGGCCATCAGAATGGTGGTGCTTGGTCTTGTTGGCCTGCTTGTGCCGGCTGTGTTGACCACGTCCCCGAGTTGGCGGCCTGCCCACCTTGCTGCTGAGACTGCAGCTGTCCCTGTTGGGTGTTGGGCATGCGGTAGAAACGCAGCGCCTGGAACTCAACCTTCGTGCGACTATCCCCCTCACGCGTCTGAAAAGTCCGCGTCACCAGCTTCCCGGTCACCGCGACCTGGTCGCCCTTTTTCAGCTCCGCGGCCAGTTCCGCCCACGGGGTAGGATTCTGCCGATTGCCGGGCTCATTCCACATCGTCACGTCCAGGTACATGCTGCGAGCCTTTACCCACTGATTCTGATTCTCGTCATAGCGATTATCCGAATTCGCCAGCGTGAAATTAGCGACCGCAGTACCTTGCGGCGTGAATCGTAGTTCCGCGTCTCTAGGTAGTCCTCCGGTGAGGGTGATGACATCAATCATTACAGCTCCATTCCTTTCAGCTGACGTTTCGTAGCTGCCATGCGCATGTACAGCTGGCCCTGACGCGTTGTTGCTTCGATGGGGTACTCACTAAATTGCAGCATCTGCCCTTTGTTTATCCGCGACGCAAAGTTCCTGTTCCGGCTCTGAATCGTTTCTTTCTTGTAGTGCGCAGCATCGGGGTACAGATACTCGTATGGGACTTTTGCCCACTGGCCGGGATTGGCCAGCAGACTGTCAATGAGCTCGTCTACGCGCTGTTCGTCGATTGTGGAGCGGTTTAGGGCGGGTGGCAGGTCGTCGATGAATTCAAACTCCATTACTGTTCCTTCAGCTCGTTGTAGCGGGACATGATGATGTCTTTGACCTCGTCGGGTACATCGCCTTCGGCTTTGAGCTCGTCGGCGAAAGCGGTGATGTCGTCAGTGGTGGTGAAGCTTTCGACGGTGGATTGAATGTCGGCTAGGAACTCAGCATCAACCGGCGCTGGCTCGTTGGCCTGCTGTTGCTCTTCCTGGCGGCCGGTTTCGCCCATACCGAGCGCGGCTTTCAGCCCACTAGCACCCCGGCTTGGGCGGTCCAGGCGCGTTGCCGTGACCTTATGAGTCGGCGACTGTTCCCAATCCTCTTTCACCGGCATGCCACCGGTCAGGTGCGGAATCATACGGTCCGTCAGCTCACCAATGCACTTCCAGTACAGCATCTTCGACGGGCGGGTCTCGTACTGAACCTTGTTGCCTTTGACGAGGCCTTCTTGGGTGGCGCGCTCGATGGTGTACCGCACCTCCATAGACTTGCCTTTCGGGCTGGTCATGCGCACCGTAACGGCCTTGGCACTGTCCTCTATGGTTTCGGTTTCGTAGCCATGGCTCAAGGCAATAGCTAGTGCTGTCTTGCCGTAGAGGGCTGGGGTGCCGTGCACGACATAGATAGATTTGCCGATGGACTCCGGCGGGATACCCAGCGTGGCGCCCTTGAGGATTGCAGCGGCCATGTCCGCCGGCTTGTTCTTGAATGGGCCAGCAAAATCAGTGCGGGCGAGCTGCTCAGCAATCTGTGCTGCCGCGCTCCAGGACTCAGCCTGTGAGCGTAGTTGCTCCAGCACGTTGGAGTTGACTGGCGCCATCGGCATACCCGTATCCGGTGCCTGCTGGTTGGTGGTGTCGAGTTCTTGATTCATTACTGCTCCTTAGAAAGGTCGATTTTCTTGTTGACTTGCACCGACGGCGCACCGTTTTTACGTGCCCGACGGTCAGCCAGTTTTTGGTCTCCCACCATGGCAAGGCGGGCATTACCCATGAGGTCAGCGAGCTGTGTTTTCGCCAATTGGGCGTGCTTTTTCGCTTCGTCTTCAGCGTGAAAAGCGTCCAACCACGCAACAGCTTTCTCGCGTGGCACCTGGACGGTGGCGTCGCGGTCAATGTCGGGGTGCAGGCCGCGGACCGCGTCGTAGGTCTTTTTGTCCGCGTCCAGGTCCGGGAATTCACCGGCCCGGATTTTGCGGTAAATATCCTGCAGCTGGTCGACCAGCGCGTTGAAAATACCGGCGTCAAATTCCACATCGTGAATTTCTGGCTTCATCGCCCCGGACACCACAACTACCGAGGCGGATGGGATACCGCTGACCCCCATCTGGAATGTGACTTGGGTGAAATAGTCCGCGGGGATTGAATCTGCCTCGTCCGGGGTGCCCCAATCCTCCAGACTGAATGCGGTTTTACACTCGATGATGTGGAAGCGGCGGGGGTCTTTCAAACCAAATTTGCGGTTGATTCCACGCCGGTCAATCGTGGCCATATTCGGAAAAGGCAGCGTCGGATTAGAATACGCAATCTCAGTGGTGCCGTTGTGCGGCCGATTAAGCTGCCAACCAGGATGCTTATATGCCCAGTACTTGGCTAGGGGTTCTTCACTCAGATGGCCCCACAAGGCGCGGTCTTCGTCCATGCCGTCCACCGGCAAGTTCCCGGCCAGTTGGTGCCACGCCGCATACTGGGACTGGAAGCGAGAAAGACCCAAAAGGGCTGGGACTTTTGACGCGGTAATCGTCTGAGCCCACTCGTCGGTGCCGGGCTCCGGCGGCTTAGTAATGATGCGCTGTTTCATACTGCTAATACCTGCCTACGGACTCTGTCCCGCGCCGATGGGGACACAGAGGATTCCACGGTGTGCTGGCTGACCTGGTACGCATCAGCAAGCAGCATGAGGGTCAATGGGCGGGAAATCCCACACCCGATGAAATGGTCATATTCTTCCTGCAGAATCATCGCTCTTTCGGTTTTAATCATCGCCATTCCTTTGCAGCTGCGTCTCGAGGGAGCGCAGGCTGGTGGCATCGATACCCCACCCGGACTCGAGCTTGACCGTTTTGTTGATGGAGTTGATGGACTTCTGCAGGTCCCTATCGCGGTAGTAGCCGCGGGCGGCTTCCTTCTCCAGGCGCTTTAAGCGCTGATTCACCGCAATGGAGAGGGCGAGTGTGCCCAGGGCGTTGATGAAAGCAATGGAGGTTAGGGCGACTATCCAGGTGGTCATCGTCGTGGTTCTCCTTGGGTGTGGGCGAGGGCGTAATACCCCGCGGTGGTGAGTGCTTCAACTATGAGCTTGGAATTGCGTTTTACCAGCGTCACCAAACCGTGGTTTTCGAGATTCTTGAGCTTGAATTGGCTGTGGATACGTTTCCCACGAGCTACAGCTTGCAGGGTCTCCAATGTGGTGTCGGAAATCATAGGGCGAGTCCTCCAATCAGGATTCCGGCGAATACGGGCAGGCCAAAAGCCAGGCCCAGGGCGTAGTCTTTTAGGCGGTTCATGCGGTTTTCTTCGGGTCGAAAAGCGCATCAATGACGCGCTTCGGGAATACGGTGCGCGCACCCACAGTGATGGGGTGCAGGTGAGAGACAGTGCCTTGCTTTACGTGCTCATAGAGCGTGGATTGCGAAATACCAAGCATTCTGGCGACTTCAGGGACTGAATAAGACTGTTTGGTAGCCTTCAAGAGGTCCTCCTTGTAGTTGGGTGGATTATTTGGGCCCTGTGCACTGCTACTGCACGGGGCCCCTTTTTGTGATGGGGAGGGGGCGGAGCGCTCCGACGCGCCGACGGCCAGGCGCGCATAATGGATTGCTTACGCAGGCTCTAGGCGGGGCTTGCCTGCACCGCCCCCAAGCTCTCTCGCGTGGACTTGAACCACGACCCCAAAAAGGGAACGCAAAAAATTGGGGGCCACCCTTGTGTGACGAGAGACTCACACCCCAACAACCCGGCGCGGCAAAGCGCTCACAAATCCACACCAGGGTCATTGAGGTGCTTGAACCAGGGTGAATGCAGCTAACGCGGACCAGCAAGGTGTGACTGGCGCGGGGGCTTGCCCCTCGCTGCGGGCTTTAGGCGAAAATGCACACTCGCCGTTGACACCCACCCCGAGTGCCGCGCCCGGGACTCGCACCCGGGGAGTAGCTAAATTCACGGCCTCAGTGTTTTTCGTGCCCGCTTACGTGGTGTTGCCTCACCCTTGGCCAGCTACGGCGGTCGGGTGGTTTCAGCCTGTCGGCGGTGCAGGTCATCGACAATCTAAGACACATGCTCGCTACACCAAGTAGTCCCACGGGGACACGGCCCGGCTACTGTTCTCTGCCGGGATAGGCTCACTATTCAGTTCTCTGTACAGCGTTTCGACCCAACCAATACCCCTTGGGGGATACGTCACTGTGTCGAAATTTTGGGACATAACTGTCCCCGTGCCCGTGGGGAGGCTCGCACTCCCCTTGCCTGCTCGTCGGGCTAAAATTCAGGAATGGATTTGGATATGGTTACCGTCGTTTCCGGCGTTCTATCTGCACTTTTCGGACTATTCGCATATTTGGTGGGCCGGCAATCGTTCAGACACCAGCAGCAATATGAAGGCGCATACCAAACGACAATCACCTTTCAAACAGTCGGCGTGGTCTCCCACTACCCATCCGAGGACGAGCTCAAAGAAACGGTGAGCATCGCCGTGCACTACCGCGGATTCGAGACACTACGAGGAGTGAGAGTGTGCCTGCTTTTCAACGAGGGCTACTACTGGCTCTTAGCCAAGGACTTATCCCTCGAGCCTGGAGAAGAATTCGGCCCGAAATATCTCGAAATACCGCGTAGCGACCTGGCGGGATTGCGCCTTCATGTCTCATGGCCGACTCCACATCCGTCAACTCGAAGAAAGGGATTGAGGTATCAAGCACTTCGCGTGAGCCTGGATCATGAACTTGAAGAGTGGCGATGGCTTTGGGGCGAGTGGATACTCCGAAAGTTGAAGCTTCCTTTTGGCTGGTGGAAGAAAGTAAAGCGCCCTCCAACTTCCGAGAAGTCTTTCCCCGGATGGCCCCACGGACGCCCCGCAGTAGTGAAATCATGGGACTAGCCTTTCTTCCACGTTCCCTCGGCGTGCCAGCGCTGCGGGTTTCCTTATTCTTGTCGGTCATTCTGCTGGCCCCTTTAGAAAAGCTCGTCGGCGGATTGGATGACCCCGGCCTGTTTAAGCACCGCGATAGCTTCGGACACCCCCACCGGCTGTTTAGCCTCGACGCGTTCCTGCCCATCTGCCGGCCATTCCACCGGGGCGGAACTCTGCACAATCGCCTCATACCCCATCGAATTCAACAGGTCCACACGAGCCTTCGCAGACGACCGCGACTTATAGAATTTGTCAGTGTTCGGCTCGAAATACTTGTTAGTTCCGAATCGCTCGATGTAGTCAGCATCAGCAGTCCAGCCGACCGGGCAGGTCCACACCCCGCCCTCTCCGCGCTCGTCAAAGACTTCGTATTGTTCAAACTCTGGATACTCGACGATGTGTGCTCGGTAAAGAGTGTTTTCTCGCATTACTTTTCTCCTTTCGGGTTGAGAGTTGCGCCATATTCCTGCGATGCCTGGTAAATCCACTTCCAGGCAATGTCTTGTCCGGCTGGCGATAATTGCGGGGTGCAGTAGGAATGGCCGTTGTCGGCGACGCCTTTTTCGTTGCGCCCCCATCCGGCTTTGACTGCGCTGCGGGTCATCTGGCCGGCATCGGTTCGGGCACCGCCGATCAACATGGACTTGCGGGTAAGCAGTTGCCGGACAGAGCTTTGCTTAATGCCGAGCCCTTTTAAGTCACCCCATTGCTGCACTTCGCGGTAGAAGTCTTGGCGGCGTTTCCATTCCTTTACGCCGCTGTGCGCGTCGGCTTTCGCAACTTTCGGCGCTTGTCGCTCGATGGTGACGGTAGCTTTCTGTGCAATAGCCATCTGCTCAGCGGCGTTACGCGCTTCGATTTCTGCACGTTCCGCGTTATCAGCGGCGGCGCGCAGCGCTTCCGCATACGTCTGCGGGATAGCCGGAACGGAAGACTTCACGCGACGCTCACACTCGATGAAGTATTGGCGCGCTTGCTTGCCCTTGTCGGTGCGCTGAATCATGGAGATTTCCTTAGCCATGTCCAAGCTCACGATGTGGTTTAGGGCTTCACGCTCTCGACCGAGAGTGTCTTGTACCCGGTCATTTTTGACCGCGTAGTCTTTGCCCTCCTCAAAGCCGTAAGCGACCATACGTGGGAACCAATGTCGATACTCAGCGCCCACTTCAAGGAAGGCGTGTAGGTCGCGGCCCATGACGGCCTGGGCGCCATCTTTATCTTGAATGGGGATTAATTCACTCATTGTGATATACTCCTTATATCTTTCTTGTTGGCCCCGCTCCGGCGGGGCTTTTCTTATGCGGCAATTCGCCCCGTTGCTTTGTTGTAAATCCGCGCGCGGCGGCGCTCGGCAACTTCTTCCACCACTACGAACGCGTCATCGAATGAAATCGGAAATGTCATCAGTGCGGTTCCGATGAATCGCGGGCTTGCCTCATGCTGGCCAGATAGCCAGCGTGAAGCGGTGGACTTGTCCACTCCCATTTCCGCTGCGATTCCTGATACTGTCCCGTACTTGTCGACCAGGCGGTCAACCCATTCGCTGCGAACGCGGGTGGTCTTAAGTGTTGTCACTTTTCCTCCCAGTTCTTTGGCTGAAACCTTGTGTTTCTGCGCTGGAACCAAAGCTAGCACAGTGTGTTTCAGACGCGCAACCTGTGGTTGCTTTTCTGGGCTTAACTTGCAATGTTGCAGGTCTGCAACTAGGGTTAGTTGCATGAATGACACGCGATGGTGGAAGTACCTCCAAAAGCTCATGGGAGACCAAACCCAACTCGAAGCAGCCCGCTTCATCGGGATCTCAAAGAGCAACATCACGAGATGGAAAGACGGGGCAAGAGCCGCCCCCGATTTCGTCGTGAAGGTTGCTCGCGCCTACAAAGCAAACGTCCTAGAAGCGCTTGTTGAAGCAGAATTCATAACCGAAGAGGAAGCTCAACTACACGAGATAAAAGTTGGTGGCGTGACTCTTACAGATGCCACCAACGAGCAGATTTTGGCAGAGATTATGCGCCGCTCCGACCCACAGGCGCGTTACCTATTCGGCAACGAGGGCGACGAGGAAACCATCGGCCTAGCCCCACACCTCACCCCCGTGTCCGACCTGTCTGATTCAATGCCAGAATGCGCGGTTGCATACAGCGGCCCAGATGAGGATGCGGAAAGGAATGATGCGGATGACGATTAGCGCGGTAGAGCTGCACCTCATAGCCGAACACATGGGAGTGCAGCTACAACGCCACACCGGCGGGCCACCCGGCTGGTACGACCACCACAGGCGCATAATCAGCACAAGGCGCGGTCAATCCATCGCCCAATACAAAAGCGTGCTTGCGCACGAGCTCGGCCACGCCGCCCACCATGACACCCCAACCGGAAACGGCCACTATGACCAGCGCCAAGAACGACGCGCCGACGAATACGCCGCCCGGCTACTCATCAACTCCACCGATTTTGAATCCGCCGCCATATGGCACCAAGACCACCTGCCCGCCATCGCAGACGAACTCGAAGTAACCCAACACATACTCAAAACCTGGACCTCTATCTACGAAAGACAAGCAGCATGAACACCACATACCAGCTACCCACCATCAATTCAGAATGGTGCAACGTACAAATTAACGGTGAGTACTACCACCGCGATGAAATACGCAAAGCCGCGTACACCTCAAACAGTGAAAGCGCGAGCGAATACTTCTTCAACGTCACCCTCGTCTGCGAACCCGACAACCCGCACTCGAAGTCGGGGAAGGCCATCTCAGTCCGCAACGGCAACGACATTCTGGGCTACATTCCCTCCGACGTAGCCAAAACTTACTACCCAGAAATTGCCCGCATCTGCGCAAGCGGAACCATTGCGGAAACAAATGCCCGGCTCTGGATTTCAGGTGACCTCTTTAGCCCTGACCCGCGAATGAATCTATCAATCGCCCTCCTCGCCCCGGGCCTAAACGTTCCGCTAAACAACCCACCGCTAGACGGATGGGGCCTAATCCCCTACGGAAAGCCGATTCAAGTCACAAAAGAATCGGACCACTTCGACGTCTTGCAAGATTACGTCCCGGAATCAGGCAAGGGCCCACTGTTCGTCACATTGCACAAGGCTAATCTGGGCGCAAAGAAAGTCCGTGTAGGCGTGGAGGTTCGACTCGACGGGGAACGAATCGGTGAGCTCACGAAAGTCTCCAGCGAGAAAATGCTCCCCGCCATCGAGCACCTCGATGCACAAGGATTCGATGCCGTTTGCTACGCAACCATTCAAGGATCTGCCATTGCGGCAGAGGTTACCTTGCACCTTCTGCGGGCAAATGAGATGGACGACGAAAGCCTGAGCCCAGAAGTAGCTCCACTCCCCCAACTCGTACCTTTCGAACCTGATCCAGACGACTACAACGTTCCGGATGCATACATCTCGCAGCGGGACGATGTGGCAATCAAGCCATCCCCCGAAGAGAAGAGTTTCGAACACCAACCGTCTGCTTATGTAGAGCCTGCGGCAATAATCACGCCTGCCACAGGTGCGCCGTGGGAGATGCTCCTAAAACCTGACGATTCGGAACGTGCCACGCCCTTCCAACGTGGATACGTACGTGGGCAAATCGGCCAACACTTCCCAGGTAACAAGGCACCAAGGATCGACTACGCCACCGTCAACCAGTGCGCAAATATCTTGCGGCACTTCGACAAATCCCCGGCCCCATTGACGCAGCAGGGCCGCGGCTCTAAGGCTCTGTGGTGGACGCTCATGGCGGTTGTTTTCTTCCTGGTGGCATTACTTTCAAATATTCCACTTATTGGGCCGGTGATTGTGTTTATTTGGTTAGCAGTCATCATCCATCATTTTGTGACACGTCGGGGCTTGAAGGAACCGTTCGGCAAGCAAACGTAAAACACAAAAAATTGCCACCCATTCACCCGGCGACGTTGGAAATCAGGGGGTGAAGGGTGGCAGCAATTGACCACACCCCACAAGGGGCATGACCACGAAAGAAGTGTATCAGCCATGGCTGTGCAGAAACGCGCCACAAAATCTGGAAAGACAGTTTATGTCGCCCGCTGGCGCGACCCCGCGGGAAAAGAGCACTCCAAAAGCTTCACCCGACAAAAAGAAGCCAAGGCCCACGTTCAGGAAATGGAGCGAGCGTCCCGGCTCGGTATAGACCCCACTGCTGGGGATAATGTGACCGTGCGCGAGCTCATGACCTTATGGATTGAGGACCGTGAAATACGCCCTTCAAGCCTCGCGCTCTACACCCGCACCCGTGATAAGCATCTAGGGCCATTGGCAGACTGGCCCGCAAAGGACGTCACGCCAAAGGTGGTCCGCGACTGGCAAGCCCAACTCCGCAGCGGCCGGACGTGGATATCCAAAGATGATACCGGCATGTCCCCCAGGTATGTACAGACTGCGGCCAGCCATCTTCGCTCCGCTTATAAATGGGGAATCGAGAATGAGTTGGTGGCGAAGAACCCGGTGCGGGTCGAGCGTGTACAGGCTGCGGTGGAGCCGGATGATGTGCCGACGATGGAAGAAATTCAGGCGGTGATTGACCGGGCGCGCTACGGCGGTGCGGCGTACACGGAGGTTAAGGCGAAAGGTGAGGAGCCGCGAAAGTTGGTGCTGCGCCCGGACCCCATGTTCGCGGATATGCTCACGGTGGCGGCTTTTACGGGCCTGCGGATTGGTGAGCTGTGTGGGCTGCTGGTTGAGGAGGTCAACCTAGGCTTGGGCGTGGTGCAGGTGCGTAAGCAACTAGATAAGCGTCCTCCGCATGGTCGCGTGGTTTTGAAGTCTAAGAATTCACGCCGGGATGTGCCTATCTCTGCCGAGCTACGCCCGGTGCTAGAGAGGATGACTGCCGGCCGTATGCCGGGCGAGTTCCTGTTCACGAATCGGGACGGTCGTCCATTCCTTCCGTCGGGCGCTGGGGATAAGGTGCTGCGGGTCGCGTCGTCCGTGCATGCGCCTAGGGTGCATTTCCACGCGTTGCGTCACCATTTTGCGAGTTCGCTGCTTTTGGCTGGTGTCCCGGTGCCAGACGTGGCGCGGGTACTGGGGCATACTCCGGCGCAGCTTTTGAAGACCTACACGCATGCGCTGCCGGGTAGTGGGGATCGAGTGGCTACTGCTATCAGTGCGTCGGTGGGGTGCGGGATTTCTGCGGGATCTCCGCACCTGCGGGCGGTGGGGAAGACGGCGTGA